GTTAAAGGAGGAAGCATGAGTAAAGGTTGTTGCAATAAATGTGGCTATAAAGCTGATTATATTATTGATAATAATAATTACGTAGATAATGGCTACAAAGATTTAGATGATGTGCCGATAATTAAAATGTTATGTGGTGTTTGTTACGAGGAGGAAGCATGAAAAATGAAAAGTTAGCATTTAATTTAGCCATTAAGAGTTTAGAGGATTATGCGAAAAAATGTACCAAAGATAAAAATAATAAAATGATGAATCCAATAGAAGGAACTTATCTTATGACTAATTCTCTGGCTATCGCTTTATTGTATAGAGCTGAAAATCATTTGGAAGATTGTAAAGATATAATAATTGAAGCGATAGAAGATGCTTACGAAACAATAAAAGAGGAAACATAATGGATCTAATAGGCATATTTATTTTAGTCATTCCTTTTATGATTGGTTACTTTGTTGGCAAACAACATGGACTAAAACAAACCCAAAAAGAAAAAAACAAATGAAAGATACCGCTTGGCTAGAACAAAGACTGTATGCCATTCAGAGTGAGTTAAGACAAGAAGCACATTTAATGTCTAACAGAAGTTATAAAAGACTTACTAACGAATATTATCAAATATTACAAAAATTAAACCATGAAGGAGAACAAGGTAACACTTATAAAATTTAAAGATAAATCTGTTACTTTTCATTCGTTGATAATGGAAAGGCCTGTAAGATTTTGGTATGAACAAGAACCAGATAAATCTTATAATGTAACCTTACACACCCAGGAAGGCCCAATAATTAAAGATAAATATTTACATAAAATTATATTAGATGAAATTGTTAATTATTTAATTAAGGAAGAATATCAACACATGGGAGAAAAATGAAAGCCGAAAAAATAGATAATAAAATTCATTACTTTGGCGAAGATTATGAATTTACTTTAACTGAGGAGAAGTTTCATAACTATCGAACTTTAATAGTTACAGATAAACAGATCCGTTGGCTTAAAGAACCAGACCAGGACAAACAAGAAATAATTGATCTATGGTTTGGTCCAGAGAACGAATGGGTAAGGCAAGATAATAATAAACGCAGGAGAGAAAAGAGAAGTGAAAAAAACTAAATACAAAGACGGAGGTTTTTTAACCAAAAAAAGTTTGAATAAAATTAAACAAGAAGTAAACAAACGTAAATTAATTATTTATGGGCCTAGTGGTGTTGGCAAAACTACATGGAGCAATCCAAATGAAAAAAAAATATTTATAGCAACTAAGGAGAAAGGAAATGAAGAGAACGCAAGAAAAAATAACTAATTATTTACTAGACTTGTCTGACAAGGAACTAGAAACATTAATTAATAAAACACTTAGAGATAAATTATTTAGACTTTGTTATGAATTAATTTTTAGAGAAAATCCGTTAGCCGTACCCACAGCAAGTAATGAGGTTAAAAGAGATATAACTGAATTGATAGATGACTTTTTAATTGCTAAAGGAATCAAAACAGATTTAGGAGAAGAAAAAAATGAAAACTAAAGCACAGATCCTAAAATCTTTTCATAAAGCTGAAATCAGAGCAAAACATCCAGAATTTAAAATGCTTTGGCGAATGAAACAAAGACAGTTAGAATTATTATCAGAGTATAGGGTTATCAATTAATTAAGTTTATTCTCTCCTAGATAACCCTATACCAAAGACTCATGGCACAAAAACGAGAAGTACAAAAAATAAAACACCATAAAAAAGCCACGAGCCAGGGTATGAGTGGTCGTGGTCGTAAGATTAAAGCATCTACCAAACACCGCAACAAACGGAAAGCCAAAAGAAAATTAAAATATCGTGGTCAGGGTCGTTAATTCAACTCCTCTTTCAACATCTTATTTAACCCCACCAATAAAATATGCCTACGAATTCCCCTTTTGCTCTTCCGCATCAACGTCTTATTCTCCTCGTCCGCTAACCAAATAATATTTTTCTCCGCACTCGCTAATTCCATGAGCGCATTACTAATACTCTTATGGTGCATCCCTGTCATCAACGCATAATATCTATTCGCATCATGCGAACTCATAGTCTCCGCTCGGTGGCGCTCACACACGGCCCACAAACAGAGCTTACTCGCAGGACTTAAATCCGCTCTCCCCACGTTCGCACGATACCATTTCCAGACCACCTTCTTTAATGCTCCGAACGCACGATATTTTCTTGCCACGCTCGATTGCACGAACGCACTCGCTCGTTCGTTCTCAATATCTTCTACTAACCACCACATAAATCTCTTAATTTAGAAAGCGTGTTCGCCCAAGCGACACGCTTTCTATACATGTTATGTATGTATTGGATATTGGGAGCTATTTTATCCTCCGAAGGGAATAGATTATCCTCATAGGGAGCTAGAATCGCCAAATAGTACCCTAGAATCGCCAAAGTTGGTTTTGATTTACCTGGATTTTTGCTCATACTTCATTCCCCCAAGCATCCCAACCATCTACCTTTTCTCTAGCAAATAACTCTATTCTTGGTTCATAACTCATGTCTGCTATAACCTTCCTAATCCTGTTAGGTTTAGATGAATGTTTAGTTTTAGGCTCATAAAAAGCACTAGGAACATTTTTGAGTTTAGGTTTAAGTTTGCCTTTTACCCCAAACAAACAAAGTTCATGTTGCCCCCTAAAATAGTAACCTATACCAAATCCATCTTTACACCAAACTATATTGGTTATATACCTAAAGCCCCAAGACTCAAGAACTTCTATACCATCTTTTAAAAAATTATTTGTTACCCACATAAACAACCAACACTCGTCATCTGTTATTTCACTTATAGGTAATTTTTTTATCTCTTTTGTTTTCAGTAAAGGATAATGCCTATCTGCCCCACGTTTAATTTTGCCCCCTCCCTGTTCATTCCAAGGCGGATCTGCATATATAGTTTTATATTTTTTATTTGGTAATTTAATCATTGTTAATTTGCTCACGTTCTACCTCGTATCTTAGTTTTCTTAAGAACCAATCGGCTTTCTCCAAGTCCTCTAAGCCGTTCTTTTTCTCATACCGCCAAAGATATTTGATGATACTCGCCTTCAAGTACCCTTGAAATTGTTCTGGACTAAGACTGCCTTTGATGGCATCAATGCACTCAACACCACCAAACTTATAATGCTCTGGATTAATCTTGCTCATCTGCTGACATTTGCTCTAGTCTGCCTGAAATGGTTTCTTCAATTTCATATTGCAAACGCTCCAACTCGGCCAAGACTCGCTCTTGTTCGGCTGTTTTTAGCTCTTGTACGATAATTCCTCGCACTCGGTCTAAGATTTTGTCGTAATTGTCATACATAAGTCCTCCTGTTTGTTGTTTTTGTATGTTAGTTAAAGCTTTATTCCATTGTTTTTGTACTTGTTTCAAACTCTTTTTGCGTTTTCTTTTCATTTAATTAATGTTTTTATCTTTTTGGATAAGGCTTTATAAATTTTTCAATTTGTTTTTTATAATACTTTTTTTCATTTTTGTTACCTAAAAAATAAAAATATCTTTTTTTTGCTTTTTGAGGAACAAATTTAGCATCTGGCCATTTATTTAAAATATCTGCTTTTCTTTGTGTTCCTATTTTTTGCCTGATGCTCCTAGAACCATATAATTTTCCATTTATTAAAACTCCAAATCTATCTGCTTTTGAGCTTTTAACATTTGGATTATTTTCTCTCATTGATCCTATATAGTAAAAATTACAAGCTTGATATATTGTTCCTATTTCACCTGCTAATTCATCTACTGTAGCGGTTACAACTTTATATTTTTTAGGCAACATTTTCATAGAGCTTGTTATTAATTTACTTGCGCTATGAGGATGCGCCCAATGAACACAAGCTCCCCTTGACAATAAAATCATATTTCCTGTGTAATCATACTTATCCCAATGCCCTAAATTTTCCGAATACTCGTGACTATAAACAACAACACCACCTAAATTATTTTGAAAAAAAATACCAAAACAATACTTAACCATAGCTGGCATACAACCTAACCATTCATATTGTTCTATTACTTCTTTTGCTAATTTTCTTTCAATTGGTTTTACAACTGCTTTTTTTATATCAACATCTATATCTTTCCACCACTTACCAAAAACATTATTTGCATCTTCTTTTTCTTTTTTTTCTCTAACTATTCTTTGATGTGCTTTCATTTAATATCTATACCCTCTATATCTTCTAAAAATATTGGTGTTTGCTTACCAACATAAGCTCCAATAGTATTAAAATCTAAATATTCTCTGGCCTCTAAATAATCCATATCGTCTTGCATTAAAATCTCAATACATTTTTCAACTGAATAAATTAATCTTTCTTCTTGGGCTACCATGTCATAAGTAAAACCAATAATTGCTTCATCAAATCCGTCTGCTTTTAACATTTTAATCCCAATTTATACCACCACTATCCTCAATAGGTTCTAACACCGCATTTTTACGAAACAAAGTTATGACTGAATAATCTACGTTAGAATTTGATTTGACTATACCTGCTTTAACAACTGCCATGCGATTGAACTCTATGCCTTTATTCAAACACACTTCCGTACAAGTTTGTTCATCAGCTAACCACATGGCCAGAGCAAAACGCATTGAATCGACAATACTAGAAGCTCCTCTGATTTCTTGTCGGTGTGATAAAGAATCATTGGAATCATTTGATAAAGCCGATTTATTTAAATGATGGGTAGTTAAACAACACACCCCCAGTCTAGCTGAAATTTGACTACAAAAAGAACCCCATAGTTGCCCTGCTTCATTGCTTTGACTAATACTTGCAGTTACAAAAGCTTGGAGTGGGTCAAAAGCTACTAATTTTAAATTTGGAATGGTTTTAAGTTCTTCTGATAATTCTTTGGCTTGATTAGTTATGCCTTCTTCTCTCAATAAAATTAAAGGTTCTTTTTGTTCTGGCACGGGATATACATAAACTTCATTGTTCAAGTCGTAGCGTTCCTTATGAGGATCTAATAAATTTATCCGTCTATGTATTTCATCTAAACTATCCTCGGCACAAAAGACTACGCTCGAACCAGTTTCTTTAATGTCTTT